CTTTCTGTTTTCCTTTCCACTTCGGGTATAGCACATAAAATGCGATAGCCTGATGGAATTGGAACTTGTCTTGCCTTATCTTCTAAAGCAATATCTTCTTGTACTTCACCTTCTACTTCAGATTTACGTTGATTTAACAACACATTTAAATCCATAGCTTGGGCTAAGTTTAGGTCACTCATCCGAGTCCTCCATGTTTTTGTTTAGGTCTTTAATGTATTGACGTGCTGTAAGAAGACCCTTAATCTCACCGCACAATTTTTTGTACTCTTCGAAATTATCAATATTACCTACTATAATAAAATCTTGAAGTTGCACAATCTTGTCATCTAGTTGTTTAACCAGTATGTCTAAAGCCTGTAGTGTTTCCACTTGCATTTGTTATTACTCCTTTGTTTTTTGTGTCTTGCGTTGTTCAGCAAGTCTTTGTTGAGTTCTCTGTCTCAGCTCTTCTAGTTTAAGTTCATGTTCTTGGTCATTATAAGTATTATGCATACCACCTAAATGATCTACTAATTTATGTTGCAAACTTTGGTCATGTCCTGATTGATGTTTATGTAAATCCATCACAGAATTAAAACCTTGAGCTTTTTCTTGAGCATCCATCTTAGCTTTATCCATATGTGTCTTAACAGTTAAGTTAGCGCCAGCTTGATATTGTTGACTATCTATTCTATCTTTTTCAAGCGCTAGTTTAGCCATATCAAGTTGTGCATCCACTTGGTCTTTTTTAACTTTTCTATCAAGTTCAGCTTTTTTCAACTGCATTTCTTGTTGTTGTAGTTGAATAATAGGGTCTTGCTGCATTTGTTCGTTTTTCGCAGATTGAGCCTGTTGTTGATGCTGTTGTAGCAATTGTTGAGAAGCTTTAGCAGCCATTTGAGATATTTGAGCTTCCATATCTGCTGGTATAGGTTGTTCATCTTCTTCTGTATTATCAGGATCATGGTATGGAGGTAATGTTGTACCCATTTGCATTTCAAGTTGTTTACGATACTCAAAACCTAAATGCTCCATAATATGTGCGCCCATTGCAGCTTGTAAAGCTTGAGCCATTTGAGGATTCATACCTACAAGTTGTTGTACATGCGGATCTTGCATCGCTGATTGGTGAACAGTAATATGTGCTTGATGATCTTGATGTAAGAATGCTTTAACAGGTTTACCTTTTAGAATGTTTTGATTCTCACTAATTGGATCAACAGGTTTTTGGTCATTAGCCATAGGCACTAGCTTTTGATAATTCTTAATACCTAACACATCTAACATTTGACGGTGTAGCATCGGTAGGTCATAGAGTTGTGGAGCAGTTTGAGCTAACTGTAACGCTGCTTGATATTGAACCACTTTCTGTGCCATTGTTGCTGCATTTGGATCTGATACAGGTATAACTGCAACCATATCATAGTCAGATTGTTTAGCTTTTCTATCACCTTCTTCAGGATCATAGCTATATTCTTCTGGTGTATAGTCACGGATAATATCTTTTAAGAGTCTAAACTCTTGTTTCATTGAGTAATGAATACGCGCTTGAATAGCTGACATTGTTTTTAATGTTCTTTCCAATACAGCTAGCGTAGTACCCACTGGACTGTTAGCAGACATATCAGATACTTGTAACTCAGCTGACCCTGCAAACTTACGTCCTTCCTCAACAATAGTACCTAATAAAGCCATAAGAACTTGTGAAGGCTCTTTATATGGTAATGGCATAATGTTGTCACGCATTGAACCACTTGGTACATCAACATCACGAAACTCACCAGGAGCTATCGGTGTATCATCTCCTTTAACTCTGAGACCACGAGTTTTAAATCCGCCAGGAAGATTAGATAATGTTCCAGCATCCACGAGCTGACGGATAAGAGAAGTACCAGACTTAGCAAAAGCACCCACGAGATGGATAAGACCAAAGTTATAAAAACCGAACCCAGGAATGTAACCATAGTGCACAAAATGATTTCTTTTTTGCTGTAAATCGTCGTCTTCATTCCAGTTCCTTCTAATAGCCAGAATATTACTTGTACCTTTTTCAATCGTTACAATATAAGGTAGTGCAATACCTGTAGGTTCACCATCGTCATCTTGATGTTCATAACCAGGTAAATCTAATTCAACGTGCATTTCGAGAAGTTTAAACCTATCATCAGTGGTTGCACGGAAACCAAGTTTTTCAGCAATCTTTTTCTCAACTTCATCCATGGTATTAACAGGATCACCAAGATCAACGTCTCGATAGAAACCTTCATGTTGAAGTCTAAGTACTTCATTTTCTGTCTTACGCATCACGTGAGTAATACGTTCAGCTTGTTCTAAACTTGAAGCACCATAGGGTACGACCACGTCTTCTGCAGGAACATACATGGATACTTGTCTTCCCAAAGACGGATCGTAGTAAACTTTTTTAAACGCATTACCAGCTAAACCTAGTCCCCATAGCATGCGTTCATGTTCTGGTCTGTATTCTTTCATTACATCGGTTAGTTGATAGTTCATATCTTCTTGTACACGTTGCGCTGCTTCTTTTTTATCTTGTGTCTCACGACCAATAATTTGTGTTTTAACTGGACCCATTGCAGGGAATGTTTCCATCATCGTTTCTGCTTGGAACTTAACTACAGCTTCAGATAGTAGTGGATGATAAACACCACATGCACCTTCCCATGGTTCTGCACGTTCTTCAATCTTTAAACCTAGTAACTCTAAACCATCTACGTAAGTCTGAATCCAATCTTTTCTTGATGAAATATCATTATCGTAATCACCAATAAGCTCATTAGCAATTAACATTAACTCACTTTCATCCATATCTTCTGCTAAGTTCTTTGAAAAGTCTTCATCTCCACCATCTTTTTCCATGTGAAGGTCAAAACCAGGACCACTGATATTTAATTCTTCAGGATCTTTAATTTCAATTTCTAATGCGGGTTGGTCTTCAGGCATAGGCATATCTCCTAGTCCCATTGGTGCTTGCGATAAGCTTTTATCTATTGCCATAATCTATCCTTTTTTCAGTTTAGCTGTATTAGTACTTGGTTTGTATGTAAATGCAGAGGTTGGTTTATCTTGTCGCTTAGATGCTCTATCTTTAGCGCGTTCTTCTGCAGTCATATTATTTCTTTTCATGCCCTCAGCAGTAAATGTTTTACCATCTGCTTTTAATTGTCCTCTTTTTTTCAGTATTTCTATTGCTGTTTCTTTGTTTCCAATTTGTGCGGCGAGTCTATCTATTAACTGATTTCTTCCCATAAACTTTTGCGTTGCCATATATTATCCTTGTGTTCTAATTTTTAAAGAAAACTTATATAAGTTTGGGTAATCTGTTTCGTTTAATTCTTCTTGGTCATACAAATTGGCACACTCAATACATCTTAGTAGGAATAAATCAACTTCATTTAATGTTCCATCAGGTGTTTCTAGTGATTTAGGTCTGTCAGTTGTGCTAAAAAGTTTTACTATACGATCTACTTCTGGACCGAATGTTTCTAAAATCTTTTCGCTTGTGTAGGGTAAACATGCTATCTTGTAACTACCTGTACTATATACCGAATGAAGACCTCCAGCAAGCGCTAATATATCATTAGCATTATTACTTTTTAAAATATGAAACACTCTTAGTAAATGATCTTTAAGTGATCCTACTTTATGTGGCTTTTCATTTGCTTTTACTTCATTTAAAAACTCTGATAACAATACTTCTGATTCATAAATTGCTTTAGGGTCTACTGTGACCTTGAACATTAAGGTTGTTCTTACCTTAGAACAGATACGAGAAAGTCCTTTAGCGCAATGCTCAATATAACCAGGGAAGACCACCATCCTGCCAAAACGAGGCGTAACTCCTTTAAGCACTTCACCATTCTCAAAAAACATTGTTTCGCCACCCCAACCATAATTCCACTCCTCATTTAAATAAACTATAACTGTATGATCTTCTTTACGTTGACTATCTGTATGAATATAACCTTCAGTTCCAAACGTGTGTCGATTAGCATAACATCTTGTTAATATGCCTTGTCCTTTAAAATATTCTGCGTTTAATATATCCCATACATCTTTAAATTCTTTAGGCAACCTCTTAGTCACATCAGTTGGGTTATGCATGGTAGTTTTAGTAATGTCTACATTCCAATGTCCATAAGGCACGTTAGGATCAGAATGCCAGCCGTAAGTCCAATTTGCTTTTTCTAACCACACATTGCATTGACCTAATGTACTCTTAGATATTATATTGTCTAAAACTTTAATCATTGGTTATTCCGTGTCGTTGATTCCATCTATCTTCATGCCAAAACCAAATACGTCTATATCTCTTTGTGTATCGTCTTGTGTTCTTATCTGACACGCGCATTTTAATAACGCGTTTTCTTAAACTAAATAAACCAACAACTCTGTAAACAATCATTAGTAGTACGCCGCTTTCTTTCGATACTTATATAGTAAGTCATCATCTTGCTCGTCACTGGGCAACTTAATAAAGCCACCTTGTCTAAATCGTAGCAGAGCTAGCGTCGTGCTGTCGACCATGTCATCATTTGATCCACTAGGAAAATCATTACACTGCTCTATTAATTCATGTGCCCATCGTCTGTCGGGTGCCCACACAATACCGCTTGAGAATAAATCCGATACAGCATTGACGCGTGAAATCTTGTCTTGCCCTTTACCAGGAGTAAACTCACACACAGGTATAACCATACGACGCATCTCTTGATATAACGCAGCACCATTAGATTTCTTTTCCACCATGAACGCATCGGGTTCCCACTCCTTATATTCTTCTAGTACCATTTTTTTTAACTCAGGAAATTCTAATCTTAAGTTAATCACATTTAATAAAATAATGTTATGGTTGTTAGTCTCTTCATTAAAGAAGACGCCCCAGGTAGTGAGCGCATTATAGTCCGCTCTGTTGTTTGCCTCCTGGGCTGCATCTAAACTCATAATAATAAATTCACACGATGGTGGGCTATCTTTTTCCCATATCTGCCACCACTCTCTTTTGATTAACGCGCCTTCTTCTGATACTGGATTTTGTAAATACTGAGCATTCCAATACCGAATATCTAATACAGCACGTTTACCTTGTAACTCTTCTAAACTCCAGAAGTCAGGCCATAGTGGTCTTTCTTCACCCTCTGGTCCTTTTAATATTGCAGGGAACTCAACAACTTCCCATGGCTCTCCGCCGTCTATCTTATTCATTTGGTTGATGATCTGGCCAGTTAAATCTAGCTTAGACCATCTTGTCATTACTACAATAATCGCTCCACCAGGCATAAGACGCTGAATAGGACCAGACTGAAACCACTCCCAAGCAGGCAAAAAAACACTTGGATTTCCTGTCTTTGCATCCTGTTCCGAATGAGGATCATCAATGATAAATAAATCGGCGCCACGCCCAGCAAGAGCGCCCCCCACACCGATAGCAAAGTACTCGCCA